CTTATCCGTAATCTTCTCGAATGCAGGCAACGCTCGCATAAAAACCTCCGATACTGGAAATATAGTAGCTACTGCCGCCGGCGTCAACCGATGGCGATAGCCTTACCTTCCATCGGCGTACGGAAGCCGAGAGTTACATGGAGCTGTCCGAGTTCAAACGAGCACGAGATGTTATTCTCGTCAACCGGCTTCATGATTGCGTACACGACTGTATGCTTGCCGATGAGGTAGTCGGGAATGTTCACCTGGGCAGTCCACTTCGTAGAGCCCTTCTTCTTTCCGCCCTTCTTGGTAGACGTCTTGGCAGACGACATCTGTGACACTCGCGTCTCTCTCTTGAATGTCACGGCGACCTCGTTGTTCTGGGTCAGACGGATAGAGATGTCCTCCTTCGGAATGCCAGGAAGGTCAACGAATAGGTGGCACTCCGAGTCAGTCATGACGATTTCGGAGAACGGCTCTGCAAGCAGACCCTGCGGAGGCTGCATAGCCGGTTGCTGTTGCTGGGGTTGGCCGCCTATAGGGATGTTGACACCCTGCGGAGGCATCTGCGGTTGCGGATACTGCGGCTGAGGCACTGGCTGAGGAGGCGCCGGCGGGGCATAACCGGGAGCAAGCTGTCCGTAGGCAGCCGGTTGTTGACCATACGGAGACGGCTGACCTGGGGGCAGTTGCTGGGTGTTTACACCGACTCCACGACCGCGAGCCGGCCTCTGTCCTGGAATGGGATTTGCCGCGCTAATCTTCGCGGTCTCCTGAGCCATCTGGTTGATGATCTGAGGATTAATCGGGTCGCCGTTCCCGTTCATGTCGGTCGCGATTACGGACGTGTAGTCCGGCTGACCGGTAAATATGAGTGTATCGTTAGCCATACTAGACCTATTCCCTATATATTCAACTTCCACCTTGTCGCCATGGAAAAGATTCCCTATGAATTTCAGCAGTCCCATCACGTACCAAAGGAAGCTCGCAGTTCGGCGACTTCCTTCAGACCCCGTAGCTTAGCGAGAGCCTTGGTACGGACCCTCCGTATCAACTCCTTGCTTACCCGCTTCTCGGCGGATATGTCACTGACGGTGTCTTCCCAGCCGTCCAAACCGTACAATCTACGTAGTAAATTATTCTCTTCTGCCGTCAAGTTGTCTTCCATTATGTCGCGAAGCTGGTCGGACAGGTACGTTTCCTCGTGATTTTCGTCCGTATTCCAGTCCGACTCGATGGTTTCCTCGATAGTCATGCGTCCGTCGGCGTCGTCACCGCCCACCGGCGCGGACGTTGATGTAGCCTCCCGGACCGCGTTCGCGGCAAGCTGGCCGTACTTGATGCCGTCCAGAGACTGACCCTTCTTCTTTCGGTCAAGCACGACCTTCCTCAGGCGCACCGGCACGCGAACCATGTCCGACGTGTTGACGATGAGTTCCATGTGGCGCCTCACCTCGAACACGGCGAACGAACCGAACTTTATGCCTTGCTTGTAGTCAAACTTGTCAAACGCCTCAAGCAGGCCGAGCTTCCCCTCTGCAAAGAAATCGTTGATAGGAAGGCCGTTCTGGTTCTTGTACGCACGGGCCATAGCCAATACGAACCTCAGATACGACTGGATAATCAGCGTCTTGATTTCTTGCTTCCTGTACCAGTTACGGATACGGTGGTACTCCTCGAACAGCGCATGCTCTGTTTCCCTACTCAGTATCTTATATTTCTTGGTCTCCTCGATGAGTACTCGCGTACTCGGGTCTTCTTCGTATGTTTTCATCTATTATCCGGATGAAAAGCTGATTTTAAATATATATAAATGTAATTTGAATTCCAAATAACAAGACCTCACCAGTAGTTGCACTGATGAGGCCGTAATTTTATAGGATTTAACTAGCGACGAGCTTTCCTACGGTCGTAAACGACAATTTCACGAAGCGTATCTATGCTACAGTTACATACAGTAACCTTATCTACAGAATCTACAGTTGCATTATACGAATCCGAATCAATGCTACTGCTTGCATATACATTCAACAAGACATTAAACCGTTCATTACAACAATAGTATTGTCGTTTCCATTGATTATCATTAATCTTTTCGACGTCGTACGTCACAATATCCTTACACGAACATCCAGTCATAGCATACAGCATCGTAGCCCAATAACTCGGACTTACCGAGTAAGAGCCATCCGCATCAATAAGAAGTTTCATAGCCTTTTCCGGAGAATCAGCCATATCATAAAACACAGTCTTAATAAGTTCTTGCGCTTTAGCCTCGTCTATTGCACCAGACACCGATTTATAATTATATGTCTTTGTTGGTTGTTCAATAACACCAATTGCAGATTCTGGCGCATTATTGGGAACATCCTCATCGGCCTCCAGCACAACATTCGCAATTCGGCCAACCGTATAAATCGCCTCAACCGCAGCCGGATTATTGGCATAAATCTTAGCCACCCTATCAACAGCCTCGTTCAACATCTTTACGGAATTTCGCATGGGCATCCCCATATAATACTTTTCTCGTAGTTTATATGTGTGTATCAATCTGACGAATGATAAACTGTGAGAAAACCAGTATGGTACAATATGACATCGATAGAACAACAGTACGTCGCGTTCATAGAAGGGGTATGCAATGCATGCAATATGCCAGACGCTATCAAACCATTGACAGAAGGTTTTATGGCACTCATTGAAGAAAATCCACAATTTGAAGCAATTGGCGGATTTGACCCCAGGTTCATGTCATACAACGACCTAATATGGAATCTACGTAACTACAGGAACTACAAGAACAAGCTCATCGCCGACAGCGAAGCCGGTGAAACATACAATACTGGATTTATACCAGCAACCAGCATGCTTCGTCCATCCAAAGACTTACGCGACACACTGACTACATCCGCCGATGAAGGGTTCAACGATATTGACCTTCCTGACAACCAAGGAACGACCCGGTCTGCCGGCGAGCACAAGTTGCCTATTTCAACAATCATGCAAATCGTTGACCGTAGAATCAACGCAATTACTCGTGAAATCAATTCACGACAAAATGATCCAGACTTCCAGTATCTACACAATAAAACAAGAGACCTTCGCAGACAATAGAATCGCCATCTTATATTCAAGAAACGCCGGCCAAATCCGGCGTTTTTTTATTATGGAAAAATTCCTTGCGATAAACTGCGAATACGATGGCATCACCTACCGATATACGAGGAAAACTCATACTCAACAAGGGTCAAGACGAGTTCAGGAAACTCGCCGAGGAAGCCGTCGCGAAGCTGACTACGGTAAGGAAGGTTGACGGACGGAACAAGCGCGTCTATGCAGACTTCACCGTCACCATAGAGGCCGGCATGGACCGGAGCACGTTCAGCATATACAGGAACCGGACCAGCGTGATGGTCATCTCGGAGCAGAAGGGCGACGTGGTCAGCATGAGCTTCGAGTACGTATACATAGAAGACCACTTGAAAGAACTTCTAAAGGAACTAGATGGCAAAGGAACAGGGAATTGAGGTCGAGGGAAAAGTGACCGAGGAGCGCGGTAGCGGCTTCTTCACGGTAGTTCTCGACAACGGCCACCCAGTCATAGCGCGACTGAGTGGCAAGATGGAAAAGAAGAACAAGATAAAGGTCAATACGGACGACCGCGTCATCGTGGAAATTTCCCCGTACGACCTTGACCGTGGCCGGATAACCTACAGATACCGTTAGCCGTTAGTATGGTACAAAAACAAAAACCGCACCGGGAAACCGGCACGGCTGTTTTTATTTTGTCCAAACTGGACTAGGCCTTCTTCACCTTCGTAGCCTTCTTGAGTTCGGTACGGGCCTTCTTGAGTTCCTTAAGCTGGGCCTTCCACTTGGTAAGACGTTCGTCCTTCGTCACCGGCTTCTTCACCTTCTTGAGAAGTTCAGTACGACGGCTGATCTGGCCTTCGAGCTTTGCGATGGCTTCCTCGGCACGTTCGAGCTGCGTCTTGCGTGGCTTGCGTTCCTTCTTGGTAGCCTTCTCGGTATTGTCAACCACGACCTTGGTAGTCTGCTTGTCCTCGCAGACGGTTTCAAGGGTAGCCTTCTCCAAGGTGGCGACCGGTTCTTCCGTAGTGATGACGTGTTCCTCGGGAACCTCGTCCTCCTCCCACGGGTTGATAGCCTCAGCCACGAAGCCTTCCTTCTTGGCCTTGATACGGCATGCAATCACGAGCACTACGACTAGCACGATTGCGATAGCTGATACGATAGCGATTGTCATTTTTCTGACTCCTGTTAATGTTATTAGCGCTAATGCACTACAAATTACTTCATTAGCAAAAATGTCGGAACTTTCCAATGATAAACTATCAGTACTATGGCGAGAAGAAAACCAAAAATAGTAACCCCGGAAGAACCAGCAGTCGTAATGCCGGAACATCCGATTGAACCGAAAGCAGAACCGGTAGTCGAGAAGGTCTCGGTCACCGCTGAACAGGCTCCTAAAACGCCCAAGAAGCGCATCCGCATAAGAAAGAAGGCGACGAAAAAACTTTCCGCCGCCATCATCTGCATGGATCCTACTGTTAAGCGCTTCATCTAGCGAATTGCGTCTACCGGCGGCACCTCGTCAGAGTCGGTGCTGTCCGACTCGGTATCACCGAAGATAGAGAAACTCGGAATCTGCTCAAAAATCATCTCAAGAGGGACAAGAATCTCCTTGCCGGTCTCCGGATCGCACTCGCTGTACTTCAAGAACGAAGCGTCAAACTTGTTGTCGTCGGCAAGCTGAGCCTTCTCCAGAGTAAGGTTGGCCTCAAGAACCTTCTTGATGTAGCGCTGGCCGTCTTCGTCCTTCATCTTCTTGGACTTGACGTTGACCTTCAGAGTCTTGAACTGGACAGGGATGACCTCCTCGCAAATCTTCATGTTCATGCAGAGGTCGTACTCGTTCAGCGGAATGACACGGACGCCGTACGGATCGTCGTCAACATTACGGATAACCGTAAGGTTGGAGATACCGTCAGAAATCTCGCCCCACTTCTGCAACTCCTCCATCAAGTCTTGGATTTCGCTGGTAGATTGGCACTTGATATTCAGACGCTTGAATACGATGCCGTTCTTGCACTCGGTAGAATGCTTGGTGATGATTCCGTTAACCGAAAATCGTAACTTTTTCATGATTAAACCTCGAAGTTTTCAACAAATATAGCAAAGAAGGGATAAACTTGCAAGTACGAGGAATTCCCCATGCAAGACTTGCTACAAACATTGCTAGAATCCAACTCAGACTCCATGAACGAGGCGGTAAGCTCCCTGTTCAACGTACTGTTCGAGAATACGCTCGGCAAGCCGAGTTCCAAGGACGCAGTCAAACAGCTTACCGACACAGTTGGCGAGAATGTCCACAAGAAGGACGACGGCACGCAAGTCGTAGGCCTGGCCGCAGACGCCGGCATTGGCAACGAACCGCTTCCGGGAGAACTGGATAGCATAGTCAACGACGTAAACAACGACATGGCAAGCGACATGGTGCTACCCGAACTACCAACCGAAGACGACATGCAGAATCTTCCTACCGGAGGCGGTCCCGATGAAACTCAAGACGACGGTCCGGATTTCGAGCTTACTGCGGAAGAAGCGTCAGAACCCATTCTTGACGAACCTATGCCGGATGACTTCTCGTTGCCGATGCCGACTGATGAACCCGATACAGAAGATTCAACAGAAGCATAAGAAAAGGCGACCTCGCGGTCGCCGTTCTTCTATACCTGCACATGGTACTTCGCGTGCTTGGCCTTCTCCTTCCTCTTCTCGGCCTTCACTATGGCACGTACCTCGTCCTCGGCCTCCTTCTCACGGTTGTGTATCCGCTTCATGATGGCCTTGCGCACGTCCTTGTTGTATTCGAGTCGCTTCGGAGACACGTTACCTTCCTTGATGAACTTCTCGACGTTACCGATGACCTTAGACACCTTGACCTCTTCGTCGTTCATCACGTTCAACGCGTTGATACGTGCAGTCGTGTTCTCACGAGCCGTCTTCACCGACTGGTCTATCCGGTCCCATATTCCGTACATGCTGTCAAAATGAGACGTAATGTAGCTGTTCAGTCCGCTCGGGGACATCGGTGACTGATTGACCTGTCCCTCCGGAACCCATCGGTCTGCCTTCCACGACTTTCCCTCGACATGCACCGGAATAATCTTCAGTCTTCCGTCAGCGTTGACTTGGACTAGCGTCATGTGTTCGGCGTTTGCCGCCCAGTTGATACACTTGCGCCGCTTGACTCCATGGTCGGAATACGCCAGGCTAACACTCTCGTTACACTGGAATACGACGCCCCAGTAGTAGTTCTTCGTCTCGGCCGGCTTAAGTTCGGCCAGCTTCGTCGTGTATATGTATCCATTACGTCGGCCACCCACTTCCTCGGTCTTAGAGTTGGTATCTACCTTCCAGAATGTATTGATGTTCGGCAGTCCGTGATAGACTTGCGTCTCGCATATTGTGCGTGCATCCATCTCGGACTGCATCAGCTCGATATACCAGACGCCGTCAGGCTCCTCGACCGGGTCGGACGTATGATAGAACAGGTTTAGTGTACCGTTTACGAAGTTGATCCAGTCCTCGTCCTCGCACTGGAAGTCGAACCTTCCGAACCACTCGGCGTACTTCTTCTGCGCGGCGGTAGGCAACTCGATTACTCGGTACATCTTGTCAAAGTCGTGCGGGTTGAACCCGTCGTCACGACACTTGTTCATGATCCAGAAGTCAAGTATGATATCCTTGTGGGTGTCCCACGTGATACCCGCATTGATATAGTTGATGAGACGGATTCCCGCCAGCTTCTTGGCCTTCATTATTACCTCGTATACTGTCAGTTTATGTGCAACGATGTTGCTGAAACCGATAAACTATAACCAAAAGTTCATGAAATAGGTACCACATATGTTTGAACTCTTCGACCTGCCAAACGAGAAGGAACTCGCCCAGATTATGCTGGAAGGCGCCAAGAAAGCCAAGAGCGAGTCCAGCACCGTTGACACAAAGACAATCTTCCCGTTCTGGGAACCTCCAGGTTCAGCCAAGAAGACCGTAGCAGCCCCGGACAAGACCGGCGCCGTCAAGGTGAAGCCGGCTGACTTCAAGAAGCTAGACACCGCGACCGCATGGAAGGAATTCCTCGGCAACCTCAAGGAGACCCAGAAGGGCTCCTCCAAGGAGCCGAAGGAATTCGGCAAGGTCGTCGTGAACAACGGACAGTCCGTTCCCAAGCCGGACGACCTCATCGGCGCAGTCAAGGCGCTGAAGACTACTAAGGTCACCGGCATGGACGGCAAAACCAAGTCTACCACCGAGGAACTCGGCGTGTTCAAGGAAATGGTCAAGTCCAACGCGGCCAAGCCGAACAAGGACAAACTTGTCGGCATCGTCAAGCCGAAGACAGAACTCGGCAAGATCGAGAAGAAACCCAAGTTCGACATTGACGCCAGCGCAACATACGAGGTGAAGACTGCCATCCCGGCCATCAAGCAGTTCGCCAACAAGATGACACCGGACAAGACCGGCGCCGTCAAGGTGAAGCCAGCCGTCGACATGAAGGACAGCAAGACTACACTTGGCAAGGTAGTCAAGCCAGAACTGTACGACGACATGACCAAGCCACAGACCCGCGTCATCGAGAACGGCCAGAAGGTTCCTCCCAACAACCGCATATTCAACCACTACTCCGGCGCTCCCGAGGTAAAGGTTGTCGGCGGTAAGGAAAAGAAGGGACCTGCAGTCATGTCACCGGACAAGACCGGCGTCGTGAAGCCCAAGGGCCTCGTAACAGCGAAGTAACCTATGGCGTCCGAGACCTACTACGACGAATATGCCCGTCGGCTGATGAGGAATCCGACCCCTGTACACCAGGGGTTCCTCCGGCTGCGCATATCCGAACTTCCAGTGAACTACGAGGAAGGAAGAAAGTCGGTCACGGAACCGTACACTACCGACGCGCAAGAGACGATCAACGCCAACATCAGGGACTGGGTTTGTCCCGGCCTTACATGCGCACTCGCGAACGAAGGCCACTACAAGTTCCGCACCCTCATCCCCACACAGGAAGACAACCAGTATGACGATACAATTACGGTCAACATGCTGGCCGACAACCGGTGGGAAAACTACTGGGCAATCAACCGGTACATGGAGACAGTGCAGAGCGGACAGACCGACGCAGACCCGATACGCGACTGGCGACACCGCATATATGGCATAGACAAGCGTTACCGCAACCGTCTGACCTATATCCAGTGGATTGACCTTCACTTCGCCGATGACGTGGCACAGGAATACATGGTCGTGCGACTGGAACGTTGCCGTTTCTCTGCACTCAGCCAAATGTCGCTGAAGCCAGGAAGCATAGAGCCAGCCGCATTCAACCTCAGCATCCGATACGAAATCCGTCGTATCATAAGGATGCCTGACCCTAACGAACTGATGAACGCAATCTGCATCGCGCAAGGCGCTGACTCATACTACTAGAGGTTACCATGCCAGATAACAAGAACTACCAGAACGGGACATACTCCGGCATCGACCAGCCAAGGCTAAGCGATGTTGACGCAGTCGCCAAGCACGGCGACAGCATGCTGTCCTATTACATGGACAAGTTCTACGCATCTGCACGCGGTCACCTCGTCAATAAGTACCACGTAGGATTCTGGGGTCCGTACGTCTCCGAGGCACTCCGCATCATGGACAGGAACGCCTACGCGGACAAGTACGTCATATCAGACGTGAAGACCTTCAAGAACACTACTGACATGCACTTGAAGGTTGCTTTCAACCAGTGGGCAGACCTGTTCTATTCACGCGAGACGAAAGTGCTGAACATGTACTGGGCGGCGGAATCAGTCAAAATAGGTGAAGCCAAAGCAAAGCCAGACGACATTGCCGGCATCGACACAACAAAGGGAATGAAATATCCCCTCATCAGAGGAGATGAAGGTCCGAAAGAACTGAGCATTACTGTTGTTGACGACCCATACATGATGTGGTACCAGTTCTTCAATGCGCTGTACAACGCTCAGTTCAGTCCTCTCGTGCTCAAGACGCGCAGTACCTGGCACAAGATCAACATCGGCGTCGACCTGTATTCAGAGTCAACAACTATGATGCGAAGCAGTCTAGGGCAACTGGCCACTGAACAGACTCCGTTCATCACCGACCTGAGCCTTGCGCAGATGTACGAGTTCAACTCGGCTGTACTGCTGGGAGCACCGAACATGGAAATGGGCTTCAACAAGAACGATCCGTTCAAGTTCACTGTCCGTTTCAAGTACCCCAACGCCTTCCAGGGAACCTTCAAGCAGAAGTTGCGCTATCTGCGAGACAACACGTGCGACGGTACCGACGTGACGGCCTTCGACAAGACGAACAATCAGCTTAGGAAGCGTTTCTTCGAAGACGACTACAGCACCCTGAAGAAGAACCCGAAACTATACGAGGCCTTCAACGAGGAAGAGTACTATTCGGAGTACGGACAGCGATATTTCAAGACGAAAAACGACTAGACTACTTTATCATAGTCACTACACGCTGGTTAATGTCCAGCGTTTTGTTTTTACCATAGAACTGTATCATCTTGGCGTACGTATTGTACAACTTGGCGTTAGTCCGGGTCAACGGAAGCTCGGACACGAACTCGTTGTATATGGTCGATAGATGGTTAGCCGACAGCTTGTAGGCGGTATCGCCGATCACGTTGACTCCCCAGAACTCGTCAACAAGCGGAGTATAGAAGATGCCATCGCCGGCCGCCGAAATTGCAGTCGGAATCTTTACCGGCTCCACTTCCATCTGGATACGGTCAAACATGCCGCAGATGTAGTCCATATACGCATCAATACGGTTATCCATTACAACCAGCGTGTCGGTGAACTTGGTGTCCATGATAATCTTCTTACACGTCTTGGCAGTAACTGGAATAACGTCAATATCGGCAGCAACAAGCATCGCGTTGCATATTTCCTCAAAAGTCGTCTTTGGCTTATAGAAGGTCTCAACGTATTCCTTGTCCAGCTTGTCGAAAGAGTACTCGTAGCCATATCCGATCATAGTCAGCTTGGAAACGTTGATACCTCGCCAACGGGTAGTGCTAAACGCCTTGCCGAACGTATCTATGAAACTACGCGGCATGCCAGACTTCATAGCCGTGATTAGCTTGGACGGCGTATTGCCCTTGTCCAGGTACAGCTTTAGTATTGAGTCCTGCTTGAACGCATCGCAGACGGATTTCCACTCTTCCTCGTCCTCGAACGAATTCTTGTTAAGCGGGAAGGAAATAACCCCGTTCTTGGTATTCTTAATCTTGACCTTGTCATACGGGATATACAAGTGACGCGGATTATGATAGCGTTCGAATTCCAGAGTTACCGGAGATACCGCATCCAGCATCTCAACAGTATTCGCGCTTACCATGTCACGGTAAGTATCGAGCGGTTCGCCCAGCTTGGCCGTAGCCAAGAAATGCACGGTTTCGCCATTGGCCTTCCTTATCACGGCCTCTATGACAGAGTCCAGGCTATAGCCCATTATATAAGTATCTTCACTCATGCCAGCTTACCATCCTCTTGTATGAAAGGCAATACGTACTGTTCCAGCCATTTCTCTCCGGGGAACTCGAACAATATGTCCAATATGCGACACTTCTCGTCGGCGAACACAACCGTAGGAAGTTTGTTCATTCCCAGATCTGTATAGATGAGATTCTTCATAGGCTCCGGCTCGATTACAGTACGAACGCACCTGACAGGGTCGTCGAAGAGGTTGTACTTGTTAAACCAAGCGAACATATCGCTAAAGCTTTGCTTGCAGACCGGGCACAAGTTATGTTCGTCGTAGAACATGAATACCCACATCACCACACGCTGACGCTTCTTTACATCCTTGTACGCCTCCGTCCCGTAGGACAGCAGACGCTGGCTAAGTGGCTGATATTCCCCGCTAATGAATACTCCGTCGCTGCAACAGACCGACACAGCAGTAACCTTATTGATTTAACCACTAAATTACATTAAATTGTCGTGGAAGCGGAAAACAGCCGTCCAGTATTCTTCTCGTTGGCTATAAACCAGTTAACTCCATGCTTATGGCACCATTCTGACGCGGCTTCCCACTTCGCGAGATTTACCATCACGTCCATCACCTTCTGGTCGTAGTTCGACTTGCGCTTCTGGTAGCGCTCGAACGCCTTCGCGTCAGAACCGGCCTTCGGCGGCTGTGGAACCTTCGGCTGTACCGAATACGACGTCGGCTTGACCTCTATTAGCCACCGGGAAACCTTGTCGGCACCGTCCGGCATGCATTCCAGGTAGATGTCTGGATGATATATGGATACACGGCCATATTTTGGCGACATGTAAGGAATCTCGAATATCTTAGGCTCGTACGCCCAGAACGTAATTCTCGGGTTCGTGTCGCACACAAAGAACATGTTCCGTTCCCAGTTTGACTTGTAATATGGCAACGGGATATTCGGCATGTACTTCTCCGGATGGATGAGGTTGTACCTACCCTTATGACAGCCGGTATAGTAGTTGTTCCTGGCCATAAGCGCCCCCTATGCCAACGACTCGGCATACATGCGGACGTAGTAAGCGTCAAGCGACTCATCCGGCTTCTGCGCAGTAAACCGGAAGTTCGCAATCCGTTCCGAGCGTGATCTGTCAAATTCGCTTACAAGCACGTAGGACGGTTCCACGCGGATATCCTCGGCGTCTGACTGGAGGAAATCCGGCTTGCGGATATCCGTTCCGGACCCACGCGGGTTTTCTACGTTAGTCGCATAATCGGAGCCAGGACGCTCTATATTCGCGAGCACCTCGCTCATATGGGTCACGTATGACTTACTGGTCGCATACTTGTTGCTGAACCTTATCAGCTGGTAGAACTTCTCAACATAGTAGGAGTCCTCCTTACTGCCAGCGACCATGCTGTCGCCAATACTCTGCAGAATCTGCTCGTCTCCTGACGATATCGGCTTGCGGCCTACGTTGATGGCATTCTCGGTTTCCGGTGCATAAGTAAACTTGATCGCCTCTATGATTGGGCTAGGCTCCTGATTGTCGTACGAAGGCATCATGTCAGCCGCAGTTACCGGACGACTGACCTCGTATTCCTCGGCCTCCTCCTCTTCCGGAGACGTATCGTCACCCTTGTTCTTGGTCTTCTTGAACAGCGACATCAGCAAATCCCACGGAGATTCGCTGTAGAGTTGCCTCAGCACGCTTTCTTTCGGCGTCATGCCATCCAGGTCCACCGCTAAGCAGCAAGTATATATATCGGCCTCCATGACCCGACGCCAGTACTTGTCGTCAAGTCGCAGGTCCTTGTATAGCTGCTTCGTCTTGTTCTTGATTTTCTCGGAAAGTGACGGGCATGCCAGCTCCAGACACTTAATCCAGCCTCGATACGTGTTAATCATATCGATTACGGACATTCCCAGATACTCGTCACCATTCTCGTACTCCTTCGAGTATACGAACAGGCACTCGAACGGTCCGAGACCCTTAATGAACACGGTTACGTTCATCTTAGACCGGAGAAGGTTAACATACGCCTTCATAAGAGCGCGCAACGGCTTGATAAGGAAATTAAATACATAGACAATCCAAGACTCGAGATAATTGAAAACCATCTCGATATACTGGCGCACATACTTAGTCAGCAAGTTATCTATCGCCAAGCTAAGTTCAACCGGAGTGAGGAACTTAAACTTCTGTTCGATACAGTACTTGACAGCGGCCGGATTCGTCGTAATATCAACGCCGTCGTCATTCTCTGTACATCCGGTCAACTTGGCTATGATCTTGCATATACACGGACATCCGTCCATGTAGCCCAGCAAGGCGTCCCAGTTGATAGACACACTGAAATTAATCGTCTGGAAAATCTTATCTCGTATAGCATTGAAAACATCAAGGATACATGCGCGTACAGCCTCCGTCAGAGACAACGTCGCCTCCTCGAAACGAGTACGTGCAGCATCAATCTTTGTATACAGCGCCATGGCGGCCTTGACAGCTATGTCGAGCCAGCCGTCAATCATACCTCCCCAGTTCTCTATAAAGTTACAAATGTTCTTAACAAAGTCCGGGCCTTGTATCAGCTTGCTGATCGATGCACCAGACGTAATTCCGTTCATCGCATTACTAAGGGACGTCAGTCCGGCACTAGCCATACCGAACAACGGGACGTTCTCCTTGATAAAGTCGAACAGCATGTCAGAACAGTCCACTGCATTCAGCTGCCTGGTTCCCACGTCAAATGCAGACGCCACTTGCTCTACAGCACCGGTAAACGTATTTACCGCACTGTCCACCGTAGTCATGAATGACGGCTTCGGTGTCTGGGTAGACGAATTGGACGAGGTCTTGTCAGATACGACGGCACCGTTATCGCCGGCCTTTCTCTCCTCGGCGATATTAGTAATCTTCGCGCATCCGTTCTTCACTGCCATAATCAGTACACATCCACACTAAAGTTCTTCATCGACTGCGTCAAGCTAGGAATATCAAAGTCATCCGGTACATATACAGGAATGTCCTTATTCTTATAGGTAGTCCGTATATGTACCACAAGTTTATCCACGATTTCTCGCTGGAACGACGTAAAGTCGCCAGTAGCAGAACCAATGAGCATGATAACAACGGCGTCAACGTTCGCCTTATTACCGTCAATGGTATACTCGCCGAACATACCGCAGTCGTTAGACAGCTCGACAAACTGGTAGAACCCGGAATTCTTCAGCCGGGCCTTGTTTCCGTCTACGTCTGACAGAATTTCCGCATCGCCGTCCACACGGCCTACCAGATAATGGGCATTGCTAGTCGTCGTGCTGAACTTCTCTGCCATAATCGGGAAGCATTCTCCCTCGGAATGACAAACAATTATCCGACGGACTTGCTTTCCCGTACGGGCTATCATCTTGTCCGTAGCATCAAGCTGCACAGTACGCACAACCTCGCCATCAGCGTCAATGATATCCATCTTCGGAATATCTGCATCCGTAACCGTGTCCGCCGGCGGTTCTTCCGGCTGTTTCTGCTCGCCACTGCGAAACGCGTCGATAGTGGCCTGCGAAATATGCGATATTCCCAAATACTCACTGCCTTGGCCTATACCGGTCATCGTCCGGTTATGTCCTACCGGCATACAGGTGAAAATATCAATAGTCCCCTCGGTCAACACGTGCTGTACATTATCGCCGGAACCATGCTTTGCACCCATGCCGGCACCCGCCGCAGTCGCGGACTCGTACGTCACAAAGCCCGACGCATCCCATACCAGAGTGGTATTATTTCCCGGATTCTCGATATTAGTGATGTGAGTCTTCCTATTATGCGTATAGAAGAATCCGTCCTCGCCCAAGTTGGCCACAGCGACGTCAGGATAGTACTCGGCATAATCACCAGGCAAGTAGTTCGGTGTAGCCGACATGCCATAGTAGTATCCACAATGTATGTCGCCATTCATGAAGCGGACACGCAAATAATATCCAATCTGTGGCACCTGCTGCAGTCCGGACGTCAATGCCGGATATACATACGGCTGGTCTTCGTCATCAAATTCATTCGTCAAGCCCAAAATCTTGACACGAACGGCGCCACGATGCATCGTGTCGTTGCTACCGCCAACAACTTGACAAATATAGTCCTTGTCGGGCAAAGTACCAAACATACCTACCTCTTCTCGGCCTCAACCTTGCACGCATCAGCAATGTTCTTCAGCTGCGTCATAGCCGGCTTGTACCCTTCCGTTCCGTGATTGCTGGACCCCAGCATAAGTATGGTGACATACTCGGCAGAATCGTTTCCCACCGTATTTCCAAGAGCACCAGCTTGCGTAGTGCCTTCCTTATGTATCTTCTTGCCAAGAACTATATACTCGTCAGTATAGTTCATGTCAGTACCGGCATTGCCTCCGTTCTTGGTCACATACAGCGCACGTACGTACACTCGAGAACCTACGGCCGGACCGATACTATTATAGATACCTATTGTCATCAGCTTGGAATACTCGGACATGATTCGCTTGCGCAGCATGGACGCTATCGAATAAGACTTGTGCGTATTCAACGGAAAATAGTCAACCATCATCAAGTGGCCATATACAGCCTTTTCGTCAGTCACTCCGTACTCGTCGCGGGCAGCCTTGCCGGACTTGGCTCCGTAACTAGTAACGACCCTGTCAAAGCAATCTCCACCACACTTACTGACGTCAGCCTTGCCGTCAGAAGTGATATTCGAGAACACAATGTTCGGGAACGTGTCCTCCAGTCGCTCGCCTTGCTTGTTCGAGCGTTCCTCGTATGCGTATAGCCATAGCTGGCTACCTGAGTTGGAGTCAGTGAACATAACGTTGTTCGTAGATGCCAACGCGTTCTGGGAATAGATAAGCGCCTGCGGCTTACTTGTCTTCTTTGATACCCCCAGCGATGAAAATACGATTTTCTGCTGCACCTCGTCAAACGTCCAGAACAAGTAATCGCCGTTCATTGCGGAATGCTCCACAGTAAAGGAAAGCATGTCCTCGAGATTGGAGTTGACATATCTCCACGTCATGGTGTCTGTCAAGTCAGACGCATTGGCCATGATATTGTTCTGGTAAGGTACAGGGGTCTCGTATGACTTCAGTACGTCAATCATGGCATCCAAGCTAGTGCCGGTAATAGCCATCGTCTTGCGCTTCATTGACTCCTCTGTCGCACATCGCCATGTGATAGACAGCTTGGTCGTCGCCTCGTTCACCGTAGTCTGTATCGCGTTAATCACGAAGAACGAAAATCCCTTGCCGTCAAGCTTCGGATACCCGGTATTCAAGAACATAAATGTTCCATAGCAACCACTCTCGACCTTATAGTCCGGCACGTTGGTCACAAGTACAGTAAACGTGCCGGTCGGCAAGCCGTTCATCGGGATAAGCATGTCCATGTCGCTAACCGTGGACGCGTCAAATACACGCCCATTTAGCGCCATCGTGATGCTAAAGCTTGTGCCTACGCGGTTCGCCATTAATTATCTTCCTCTTTAATTTCCTTCAAGTCGTTGTATTCCTTATACCAAGCCACGACGCTATCGGGCGACGGCAGAAGATAGTTCAAGTCTCCTTGCGCCTCGGTTATCATGCCGCTGAACGGCTCGTTGTAGCCCATCCAGTCAAGGTCGCCAAGTACGACAGCCTCCTTGGCCTTCTTGAACTCGTCTTCCAATTCAGTACCGGAATACCCCTTCAAAATTAGCTCATTACGGATGCTTTCATCTACTGGACGGATAGTGCCACGCAATGCCATCGGATTACGCATACGGTTAATGGCAGCGAACGCCTTGTACATGGTAGGAGTACCGTACATGTCGCCAATCACACGGTCAAGCCGTCCGTTCTGTACCATAGGTATATGGAACATGCCAGCATAGCTAAAACTGTCGTCTCGAATTCGCGGAAACTTTTCCTTAGCCATACTTCACCTACCGTTTCTTGTTCTTGTTCGGGTTGTTGTTCTTGCGAACGCTACCGTCTGTCTTGTTCTTGCCGACAGCCCCAATGTCCGGACGGTCGACATACTCACCGAACACCTCGTTACCGAGGATTGATATAAAGTCCTTTGTCGGACCCGGCTGCATCCAGTAGGACACTTGAACGTCGGCCATCATGAATACAGGAAGATGCGTACCATCAGCAGAAACAAACTGTTCAGTACTAGCGCTAATATTAACACTATCAATCACCATCGGCTCCAAGTCCAGGTAATGTCCGATGCTTACTCGCACCGGAAGTGGGTTGGCCACAATCTCGCCACCGAAGAACGAGTTAAGCGAATTATATGTATCTATACCGGCACCAGCAACACTCTTCGCAACATTGGCAACACCTTGTACGACACTACTGTTGGATACACTTGTTGCAAGTCCACCAAGCTGAGACAATCCCTCGCTCACCATAGAACCTATCATTCCAGCGCCAGTACCGGCTTGATCAATCATCTGACCGGCAACCGAGCTTTCCCCAACAGCACCCCTTGCCGTGTTCGCAACATCAGAAACCGACGACGTAATTCCTTCACTGAGTTTAGTCAAACCCTCCTTGAGCGTGCCGCCAGCGTTCATAATACCGTTAATCGTCTCATTAACAATCTCTGCACCCCTCATATCCATCGGACGGACATAAGTCATCATGACTAGCCGTTTCAAAGACATGCGACACATATCCTCTTGTTCCGGAAGATACCACTTGAACTTTAGAGGAATAGAGGCTGTTATCTCGCCCTTGGTAAACTTTTTGATAGTCATGCTACCGGTCGTATTGTTGTTCACGCCAGACAGTTCCATTCCATGCTGGGCAAGCGCCTCTACGTTATCCAGTAAGTTGGTCGCATGGAAAGATAATCCTTGTCCAACAATAGGAATTGCACCAAGCAAACCAGACTTGCCACCACTACCAGTCAATAGCGAACTCATACGAGCGAATCCACTCTTGTTAGACGAAGGAGTCGTCCACTGCGCTGTTACCTTAAATGACGGTCCGTTACCAGTGGGAGTATCAAGAATTCCATAGAACGGCTCATACAAGTCGTACTTACCGTTCTCAGCAATCTTTTCAAGCATAGTAGACCGGAAAGCATCAATAGTGCTCTGGAAGCCACCCATATACGCCTGACGCGCTGGGCCATCCATAACCTCTATACGGCATACGTTAGGCTTCGGAAGACGCTTGCTCATGTGCTTCGTAGTATGGCCTACGCGCTGTACATATTTCTCGTATCCAGTAGCCATAGACTAACCCCCGAACAGTGTTCCGTTAATTGCGGAACCGGTTTCCTTGGCGTTCCTAGCGTTGGCCTCTTGAACTTCCTGGCTCAAGTACGCCGCCTTGACCGCATCCGTCATCATATTCTTAGTCGCTTCCATCTTATCGGACTCGCTTACACGGTTTCCAGTGTCTGGCATATTATCCGCAACGTTCGCAGTCGGCCTATACAGGGCGGCAGAGTGGCCAAAACCACCAGCAGCACCACTAACCGTCTCATAACCAGCTTCCTTGTAGCCATCGCCTCTATTATACGCAGCGGCCAGCCTACGCGTGCCCTCGTCGCCAATGCCGAGCGCGTTCCTTGTCTTCGCTACGGCAGCAGTACCCAGCGAAATCTCATTCGCGTCACGTCCCTTAATAAATCCGGACCCGGCGCCCTTCACGATATCCTTGAAGCCCTTGCCTTTCACAGCTGCATCAATAGCACCTTGCGCTGCGTTCATGATCTCCGGCACCATCAAGATATCGGCAACAGCGTCAACAGTTCCCGCGATTGTCATGTCGCGAAGTTCCTTCATGCTTGCGCCGGCCTTCGCCGCCTTGTATACGTTGACCGCAGTATCTACGGCACCCGCAATCGCTTGGAGCTGTGGAACCTTTGCACCTACCTTGGCGGCTAGAGGGGCCACCTTCTTGCCTACCTTAATGGCAGTACTCACCGGTCCGGTATTCGCGATAAACTTTCCGGCTGCCTTAGCACCCTTCATAGTCAACTCGCCGGCCTTTTTCACGGCAGAAACGTATTTCTGGCCAATATTCTTGGCCATCCCTAAGAGACCCGAACCAGCTTTCTTGGCAAGGTTGCCGATAGCACTGGCTGCCTTGCCTATCTTTGACTCGGACGCAGCCTTCTTCCAGCTAGAAATAGACTTCGAAATAGACGCACTAATATCTGAAATCTTCGTAGTGAAAGCTTTCTTCAATTCACCCAGCTTCGAAATTCCAGTAGAAATCGCCTCGGACATTGACGTCTTCCACTGTGCAAGTTTCTTGCCTACCGTAGTGTCCTTGAACCAAACCTTCACATCCTTGCCCAGCTTACTGAATTTCTGGCCAAGTTCCTTACCAATATCTTTCCACGCAGAAGCAAACCGCTTAATATACCCAAATGCAAATCCGCCTATACCGGCACCCAAAGCCGCAACAAGACCAGCCAATATATTACCAAGACTCATACCAGTCGGCGATCCATCAACAGAACCGCTACTGGTCTCTTGCATCTCCATGAACTTGTCGATTGCCTTACTAAGCTTGCCCATCACCGGACGAGCCTCTTGCTTGTAAAGCATGTCCTCTTCCTCTACACGGGCCTTTCGGTCATTTTCTACTGTATTCTTGCTCTCAGGCTCTTCCTTGCTGTCGACATTCATCAACTTGGAAGCAATATTCAAAATAGGACTGTCTTTGGCGTCGGCTCCGTCAGCCGCACTCAAGAACTGCCTAACGGACTTATATACGCTGTTATCAACGGAGCCCATTGCATTATCGGCACCAGCGGTCACCTGATTGACTATCTTGGAATAAGATTCAAGCCAGTCACTTTTCTCACTCTGCTTTTTAGCCGAGTCCTCCATCAAATGCAAAGACTCTCTCATCTGGGCGAATTCATCGGTAATACGCGACATGTTATCGCGTATCATGTCGGTCTTTTCCGTCATTTCTGATTCGAACGCCGTCTTCGGCTGACCAGTAGAACCACCTTGAGCGGCGTGCTGCTGTAGCATTGACGAAGACCGCTCGGCTGCAACCTGTGTTTCGGCTTGCTGCCTAAACAGCTCCTGGAAGCCCTCCGAGATACTACTGGTGACCAGCTTGCTGATATCTGCCACCGATATAGTTGTGTTCTGCTGAGCCATAAACCACTATACACTAATACAATGCATAGTTTATCGGTTTGACGGCACAGAAAAAGCCGGTTAAACCGGCTTATACCATTCTTGGCATCATATCCAGCTCAGTAGAAGTACCGTCATCCTCGGTAGAGTTCATCGCGTTGAATTTTTCAATAGAATAATCAACTAGTTGCTTGAACTCGGAGAAGAACATCTGGTCACAGTCATTGAACGTATTGCTCGTCATGTCCGAGACCAGACACTTGCACTGGATTAAGTCCTTATAATCATAGACTGGAAAGATAGAAGTCGAGACGAAAGGGATAGGGAATGGTAACCTCCTTGTGACAGAACGGACAAACAACCTTTGCCGTAATATCAGTCACCAATGAGGCATCGTTCACCTCGGTCAAGAACCGCTTCGCGCTCTTGTAGCTCAATCCGCCAATATAGTTCAGCTTGTCGACAATGCCCTCCATCCCCTCAATCTCGACCACTACAGCCGTAGACAGGATGAACTGCATCATCATGGACATATCTTCTCCGGTATCCTTTTTGTACTGGGTCACAGCCTCGTTGATCATACGAGCATGATACCTACGGCGCAGATACACGTCGCACTGGCGCTGGTCTTCCAACTCGAACGAGTAGCACCCATTCACATGCTTCGCAAGGATACTGTGAAGGTCGCCGTGTATCTTGAAATCAAGGTTGTTGAAACGAATATCCAATCCAGCATAGTCTTCTGCCTTGGTAGCAGACTTTCCACATGACGGACATGTATACGGCTCCCACTTGTCTGAAGGAGGAACATACGGCAGAGGGTCGTCAATGGTAGACGCACGTAGCCAGTGCATAAGGAACGCCTCGTCACACTGGAGAAGGTTTTCAGCATTAAATCCGTCGTTCCATCCGCCACGGAAGCGCCTATCAAACAACGTATTAATTGTGTCGTTCGTATTCTCGCCGTCCATGTTGTTCATCATAAGAATATCCATGAACGTCAAAGACTGACCGAAAATGGTAGACTCATACAGAAGTCCTTCGGACGGCAAACCGCGCACGTCAGTAAAGTTAGTCACCTCGGTACGATGAAACTGCGACGACTGCGGTGCCGGCTGTCTAGGTTGTTGCTGGGCAACAACTTGCGGTTTCTGCGCCGGAGGTTGAGAAGGCGGAACATACTGCGCTTCCTGGACGACGGTTGGCTGAACCATCTGCACTTGGTCTAGTTCAGTCATAGTCTCCGGTTCAGTCTCAATCTCTTCCGGTTCAGGTTCCGGCTCCGGCTGTGCATACATCGCTTGTTTCATCAAGGCATCATAGCCCATCGTGGCCATTGCGGCATCAGTCAATGCATTGGCCGGCTGCTGTACTGGCTGCGTAACCGCCGGAGGTACTGGCTGTTGAACCAATGGCTGAACGGCCGGCATTTCTTGCG